GGGCACCTGCCGGGATATAGCTTCTTAGCGATACCGCCAACGACGGCACCGAATGCAAACCACAAGAGCAACGACATTGGCACTCCTACTGTGCGAGGTGGAACGTGTCTGCGATAAGTCGGACAGGCGACGGATTGCGAGCCTCTGGGGGGACAGGTTGCAGCCAGTTGCCGTGATGAATGTCGCGGTACTTGAAGCCTTCCGTGTCGCCGATTGCCCATGCGTCTTCGAGCATCCGAGTCTCAACGACCGAGCGACGTGCCCAGTACGAGCCGTCTGGCATGTCTGCCGGAACCTTCGGTCCTGCGATCCAATTCGGACCCCACGAGTTCAGAATCAGCACAAGGTCGTCCGGTGAGCCGTTCTTCTTGTGACGTATCGCTATGGCTACTTGTTGGTGCATCCATGTGCCGGATGCTTCTGCGATGCCGTCCTTGTTGCGGACTGACTGAAAGCCCTGCGAACTTGCCAGAGTCACCGGGTATCCCGACTCAATCGCTGCCGCCAATTCCGCCCAAGTGCGAACGGCCACGACGTGCTTCAGCGGATGCTTCTTCGCCTCTGCATCCAATCGCCCAGCGTCGCCCTGCCCGCCGCATCCGTACGCGCCATACTGCTTCGCACGCTCGCCGGAATACTCTGTCAGGTCAACGGTCGGATACTTCTGCCGGTAGACGACGCCGTACTCTCGCAGGAACTTGGCGACGCCGAATCCAGTGGCACCATCGCTCCACCCGCCATACGGCTGGGCACCGTCTCCAGGCTTACGCATCGCCTCGACGCGGGCACCGCCGTACAGGGGCTCGGTAGCCGGTAGCAGCGGTGGCTCTGGGAGTTTTCCAAGAGACCAAGAGACGGCATCAGCGACCGCTACAGCGTGCATGCCGCCCCAACTCGTGCAGTCGCCGATGAGTTGCCTGCCAACGACAAACGGCTTTCCGTATCGTGCTCGGTGTGCAGCGTCTAGCTGGCGATACAAAAACGTATCGACGCCTTTGGCTTCCTTCATCGCCTCGGCACCCGCCTGGCTGAAGAACTTCTCGTCGCCGAGGGTCGCCAAGAACGCCCGCGTGCCTGCTGGGTCTGGCGTGTAGCCGAACTGGCCGTCGATGCGTGCGGCGACTCGGTGCGTGGCACGCTCTACGAGTGCCCCGAGGATCGCCATCACGATCACAAACGCGACGGCAGACAGAGACCAGCGGCTACTTCGTGACATCGGCTGCGGCCCTCGACAGGTCACGGAGTGCAGAGACCCACGCGGCACGGCTCTCAGGCGTCACAGGACCGCCAGACGAGCCAACTGCGTCATCCAAGAACCGATGGACGGCATCCCTCACCTGCGGCTGGCGGGCACCGATGCTCTCGCCTTTGCACCGCATCTCGCGGGCGGCAATCCGCAGTTCATCAAACGCAATGCCCGTCTTCAGCCGCTGGTCGTGCTTTCCGTCATAGTCGATGCACTCGGCGAGCTCGCCGCAAAGTGCCGCCATGATCGAAGCATCTTCGGCGGCAGTCGGGCCGATGAACTTGCCCCTGAGCGTGAACGCATCCGGCGGCACTGGTGCCGGGCCTGGTGCTGGTGCCTGCCGGCTCGGTGCGAATGCAATCACCGCAGCCACAAGCAACGCCACAGCGGCGACGTACTTCCCGTCGATGGTCGGCATCTTGGCCGTGGCGATGAACGCCTTCGCCCGCTCGGTGATCTGCTGGCCGGCGAGCACGTAGACCGCGAATGCCACGAGTAACGCTGTAATCACGACTTCCTCACGAGTGGCAGGATTGTTTCGATGGTCCCAGCAGCGATGGCGACGACCATTGCTCGAGCTGCGGGCCGGACGATGAACCAAAACGGATACGTTGCGTACGGCACGCACATCACGGCCAGCGAGTCAAACAGCACGCCTACGGCCTCCAGCACGATGACTCGCTTCTCTTCGCCCGTCAGAGTCTTGGTTGCGTCCAGCGTCTCGACTGAGAGCCGGACGAGTGCGGCGACCAGGGCACCAAACTCCATCCACGTCAGCCCGTCTTTGGCCGAGACTCGTGCGGTGACGAGGAATGCCGTGACCTTGTCGGCGATGTCCGAGAACGGACGAGCGGCGGCGATAGGAGCGTCGGCGACCATACCTACCAATCTGGCTGGATCTCCGGGCTGTCTTGCAGTTCTTCGGGCAGGGAATAGGAACGCATCTGGAAAAACTGCGTCTTCACCACGCGCCGATCCTGCTCTGTGGCGTCGTCCCAAGTGGCACGGATACGCTGCGTGGCCGCTCTGATCTCCTCGGGTGTCGGATCACGGCACTCGGATCGCTTTGGCTTGAACCGAAAGCGTCGGTCGTGGCGAGGGGCCAGCGGCACAACGCCCTTCAGCCGTATCAGCTGGTCCTTCGTGATCGTCCAATGGGTACAGATCGCCACCATCGCGGAGTGAGAGTCCCACTGCATCTGCAGGAGGTGCAGGTCAATCGTTGCTGTGTTGCCCGCCATCCAGCCACCTCATGACGCACCGCTGCGACGGGTTCAGGTACAGCCCCTGCCCAGTAGCCCGCTCAATGCTCTCGTGAAACTTCACGTGTTCGCAGTCGGTGCCGTCGTACGTTCCCGACAGGTAGGCGGCTGTGCGGTAGATGGCCAGCCCGCCCATCGCACTACACACCGGCACGGGAGGGCTGCCGACCGGGGGCAACCATTGGTGCTTCCACCCGCCGACGCCGTTGGTGTAGTCGTCCCAGTACGAGTTCAGCCGCAGCGCCCAGCAGTCGTAGTGCAGCCACGCGGCAATCAGCTGCGTCTCGCCTGCGGCGTTCGTCTCATACGCCGGATGCTGCAGGAGCGACACGCTGGCCATGCCGTAGGCGTCGGGCATGTGACGCATCCACCCAACTCCGTTGAGCAGCCCTCGGTTTGACCACCCGCCCCAAGCGTCGAGATCAATCACCACGACGAAGTCGGCGTCGGCTGCACACTCACGCACCCACTGCTGGCACGCTGTGCGGTACTCGGCCAGGGCCTCAGTGCGTCGGCCTGCGAACTCCGTGGTGAACTGCTGCCGGCCGAGCCGCTGGCTCGTGAACGTTGCCTGGCTGTGCTGGCGGCAGAAGTCGGCGAGCACCTGGTCGGTGTTGTCCTCGTTGTCGTTTGTCTCAACGTGGAGTTTCCACGAGCGGCAAAAGCCACTCAGGCTCAGGACTCGCCCGAGGTTGGATGCAAGATGCGGCGCACAGCTGCGGGCAAGCCCGACGATGGCAATCTCGCTGTCAGCCAGCACGGCAGCACCTTGGGCAGCCAGCTCGTCGAACGACGACCGGAACGGCGGCGACGGCAGCACCAGGTGCTCGGGGATGTTCACCGTTTCCATGCCAGTCCGACTCCGTAGGGCTCTTCGATCATCTCGTGCGGCGCTCGGTGCTTGTGAACAAACGAGTCAAACACGTGGCACAGGTAAGGGTGGGCAGGGTGCGTCACGTCGTGGAACGCCACGCAGCCTCCGGGCTTCACAAGCGGCCAGACGTTGTCCAGATCCGCGAGGCCGCCCTCGGCGGAGTGGTCACCGTCCACGAGGACCAGGTCGAAAGCCTCGGCCATCTCGGGCATCAACGCCGGGATCGTGTCTCGGCTGTCGCCGTCGAGGAACGCCCTCCGGCCGTGGAAGTTGAAGTCGTCCAGCAGCTGCTCGATGTGGGCGTGGCTGCCACGGCCGCTGCCGCCGTAGTCGGTGCCCCACTTGTCGGCAACCCACACGGCCTCGAGGTGCTGGCCGGCGTTCTCCAAGACGACTCGCAGGCTGCCGCCGTCCCGGGTGCCGATCTCAAGGTACTGCCGCACCTGGTGCGTGCTGCAGTGCTCGGCGAGGAAGCGGTAGAGGCTGCCGTTGCTCACGTGACACGCACGGTGGTCCGTGCCTCCGTGCCGTACCGCTTCTCGATCACCAGCCGCTTGACCTGCTTGTCGTTGCCGATGATGGGGCCGATGGCATCCAGAACCGCCTTCGCCACGTTGTCCACGTCCGGCAGCGGGGCGGGCGGTGCGGTGGGCTTGAGCCCCTTTTTGTTGAGGTGCGACCTCGGCCGCACGAACACGGCGTCGATCACCACCTCTACCGTCCCGGTGCAGGCCCGCAGGCCAGCGTCAACGGCTGCCAGTTGTAGGGCCTTGCGGTAGGCGTGGATCGGGTGCCGTGCCTCGACGTAGGCGTGCGCGAACTTGCCACGGGTCGTGATCTTTGCCCGAGGCTGCGGAACCGGCTCGCCGTCTACGCTGAAGGTGATGGCCATGCGGCCAATCGTCGCCGCTGTGTCAAGCGTTTCGGCCCTCACTTCACGGCCAACGTCACGGCCGGCGGCACCCAGTGCTTGACCAGCGTGCCCTTGAACCCAAGCTCCTTGATCCTCCTGCGAACCCACGGCGACGGCCGCAGGGAGTTCCTGCTACAGCTTTCGTCCCACCTGCTGGGAGCCTCCGCCCCCTTCTCTTTCTTCACGATGCGAATCCTTTCTCATCGAAATGCCGACCAAAATGCCCAGTACAAACGTCGCACCCTGCACCACGAACCCCACCGTGATGCACACCAGCTGCTCGACCGTCATGGGGTCACCTCAATTCCCCGACTGGCATTCGGCTTGCGGGTGATCCAGCCCTTCTTCTCGAGGGCGTCTAGGTGGACGATCACCCCGTTGGGGCTCTTGATCGACATCGCCCTCGCGATCTCTCGCACAGTCGGCGAGTAGAGCTCCATGTGCGAGGCGATGAAGTCGTACGCCTGTTTTTGCCTCGCCGTCAGCGGGGCCTTCTCGGCCGTGGTCATGTGGATACCTCCTTGCGTAGTTGGTCAACCATCTTGCGTCTCGTGTACTCAAAGTCGTCAGCGTCCTTGCCCGAGAACCCTTGGGCCGGTGGCTTGTCGTCCGGGCCTCGGTAGCCGCCAGCCGGCCGCTGGTCCCTCGGGTTGTCGAACTGGCCCCCGAGCACCT